TCCGTAACTTACCTTAAATGACTTATAACCTGTAAGTTTAATACTTTTTCCTTTTTTCATTAACCATTTTAATACGTGTTTATTTGTATCAAAATATAGTTAACAATTATAAAAAAACCAAAAATTTTAAAGACTATTAAATAATTGACGTAATTTCATTAAATTAATCTGATTCTTTGGTTCGGATTTAATTCTTTCAACTGTTTCAGTTATTTTTTCTTTAGTTGACGTGTCTGAAATAGAACCTAATTCGTCTAATTTTTCTATAGTCATTTCAGATAATAAATCGTATTTAGACACTATTTCAGATTCAGTTAGTGTCAAGTATTTGTTTAAAGTTTTTAGTTCATTTTCAGATAAATTTGACAAATATTCTTTAGTGGTATTTTCAGCTATCTCATAAACTTTATTTAAGGGTATACTAGGGGTACCAGTTTTTTTGTCCTCTGAAATAATTTTTTTGGTTATTGTTTTTTTTGATTCTAAAATTTTCTCAATGTCTAAATCCTCATTGAAAATGTTATCAATGTTTTCATATGTGTTGGATTCAACAGAAATTTCCTTTACCCAACTCTCAAGTTGTAAAGTTTTTTTAGAGTCAAAATTTAATTTCTCAAATTGCCTAATACATTCATTGATAAATAAATCAGCGTCGGTTAAATTCAACCCTCTTTTTCTATCTATAATATCATATAAATAAAAAGCTTTTGCGATGTTTTTATCCTCCAAAACTAAAGATTTAAAAGTTTTAATCTTATCTTTAAATGTGTTATCGGACATAGATTCAACTAGAATCTTTTCAACTTTCGATTTTATTAGACCTATTTTCATTTTTTTATTTATAAATATATCAATTTACGATTAAATTATGGTTGACAAACTCCATTAATACAGGCACCATAAAATGATACCGTCATATTTGATGTTAATCCACTTATATTACCGACTTTACAATATTTTGGAGTGCCACTATTTGCAGGAACTACTTCACTCTTAGTGTTTCCGTTACATTGTGTAAATGTAATAGTTCCTGTAGTTGCCCCAGTGTTTGCAACTTTAAAACATAAACAATTATTTGTCGGTGTTACAGTTGGTACTAGATTAAAAGATTGTGTGGGTGTTACAGTCCTTGTTGGTGTTGGGGTACTTGTTCTAGTGGGTGTAGGTGTAGGGGTTAATGCGCATTGATTGTTAACACATAAACCAATAGTTTGTATTGTAATTCCCGATACGTTTGGTATGCTTCTAGCACAAAAATTAGAAGTTGTACTATTTGGCCCAACGACAACATTACTATTTTGGTTTTGACAATTTACATAAGTTACAACTATCGCACTTGTCGTTGTATTTTGTAAACGACGACACAGACAACTATAAGTTGGTGTTGGTGTACTTGTTCTAGTTGGTGTTGGTGTACTTGTTCTAGTTGGTGTTGGACTTCCTGTCCTTGTTGGAGTATTTGTTAAGGTTGGGGTTATTCCAGGTGTTGTAGTTCTAGTTGGGGTATTCGTTAAAGTTGGGGTATTCGTTAAAGTTGGGGTTGCCGTTCTAGTTGGGGTCGCTGTTCTAGTTGGAGTTGCCGTTCTAGTTGGAGTTGCCGTTCTAGTCAATGTTGGTGTTGGTGTTGGTGCTGGTGAACAATTTCCGTTTACACAAGTCCCGACATATAATACTTGGAGTCCTGTAGTAACTACTGGTAGTTGTCTAGCACAGAAATTATTACTAAATGAATTTGGTAATACAAAAGTATTAGATGCCCCTCCATTACACCCTAAATAAGAAAAAGTTTTTGTGGTTACGGTATTGTTCCTCACACGATAACAAATACAGACGTTTGTAGGTGTTAAAGTAGGTGTTCTTGATGGTGTTGAGGTATTTGTTGGTGTTAATCCAAATGTATTTGTCGGGGTTACAGTTCTAGTTAGCGTTGGTGTTGGTGTAGGGTAAACTTGACAAACGTTATTTAAACAAGAACCAACTGTGTTTATTGTAATACCTGTTATACTTTGTATAGATTTAGCACAAAAATTATTAGTTGTGGTATTTGATGGTACTATGATTGTAGTATTTACATTATTACAATTAGTATATGAAACATTTTTTGTGGTGGTTGTAAAATTTTGAATATTATAACACAAACAATTATTGGTAACTGTTGGAGTAGCTGACCTAGTTGGTGTTCTTGTTAAAGTGGGAGTTGTGGTTTTTGTTGGTGTTAAAGTTGGGGTTCTAGTTAGAGTTGGTGTGGCACTTACAGTTCCTGTTGGTGTTAAAGTTTTTGTTGCGGTTAGAGTTGGTGTTAAAGTTTTTGTTGCGGTTAGAGTTGGTGTTACGGAAATTGTTGGTGTTGCGGTTGGTGTTGGGGTTACAAAAACAGGGATATCTTTAACTTGTTGGTATCCGTATATCATGTACCCTTTAAGTTCTATGTTATTTTTTGCGGGAGACACCCAATTATCGTAAGCATTTTTAAAATTCAGATATGCCTGTTCAAATCCAAACTCCTCAAAGTATGAATGCATATATGAAGTCCCACCATGATAAATTATTATTATTTCAACATTCCTATTTGACCCTGATGCCGCGTAACCCAATAGTTCTAATTCCTCATCAATTGTAGTTAATCCGTAATTGGTAGTGGCCGTAAATTGATTTGTCGTAATGTAACAAGTTAAAAGTATTCTATCTGTTCTATCAACTAAAAAAGTGGATATTTGTGATGGTGTATATGCCGAAGTCTCATCTCTTATTAAACCAATGTAAGCATCAAAAGTGACATTAGTACCTGAGGTAACAGCAGACACTGCCAACATTTCATCCCTATACGTTAAAAATGGAATTGTCCCAACATTATCAGGGTAATTCCAAAATTCATTCTCTAAATTAAAAACATTAAAAGTTTCTGCAGAACTAGTACAACCCGTATTAAAAAAATAACGTGAATTATTCCCAGTTGTTCCAGTACCAACTAAAGTATTACTACTACCCCCAATACCCCCCACTTCAGACACTCCAGACTCTCTTACAGAAACATTAAATGCTCTAACATTTGTACGACCAGAACTACTAGCTAATATTGGTGTTAGGTCATAAAAATATAGTGCGTTGAATCCAAAATATTCAGTAAACACTCTTAAATTTACCTCTTCAATATTATTACCGATTATAGTATCATAATCGTTTACATATAGACCTTTAAATTGAATACTTGGGATATATGTTGGAGTTATTATTGGAACTCCTGTAGGAATAGGAGTTGCAGATTTTGTTGGGGTAGGGGTTACTTCTATGACACCCGTTGGGACTGGAGTTGACATTTTTAATCTTTAAGTAATTTATTTAATTTATTTTCCATTTCAGTTAATGAGTCACTACTTTTATCAAAATTAAAATAATCATCATCCATTGATTCCAATAAAATATTTAATTGTTTTTCTTTTGACTCAGGTGTAATTCCTGCAGGTTCTGCCGCTGGTTCAGGTGTAGGTTCCGCGGTTGGTTCACCTAGTCCCCCTCCTAAATCACCACTTGGCACTCCACCTCCGGTTTCACCACCTCCAGCTTCAGGTGTTGCAGTAGTCCCACTTGTTGACCCATACAACTTGTCAATATTATCAAATAATCCTGTATGTTTTATAACCTCAGCAGTTGCCGCTAACTCACCCGCAACGGCTTTCTCAACACGTTGTTGTTGGATATCAAGTTTAATTTCTTCATCAGAAAACCCAAGGATATTCTTTTTAGCCCAAGATACTGAGGTCGGTGCTATACCTTCAATTGGTGTGACCGCATCTTTATACAATACAACTTTTTCTTTCCAAATGTCAATTTTTAATAAATCCGCCTGAGAAGATGGGTTGGTTAACATTAAATTAAAATTGTTAAGTTCATCTTCAAACCCTAATAAAAACAAATGGATAATTGCAATTTTATTCAATTCCGCTAATACACACTTTTGAATTCTATTGATAGTTCTAGCAAAACGAATATCTAATAATGAAAGATTTTTACCATCACCAACCACTTCCTCAAATCCTAAAAATGCTTTAGGTACACGGAGTGCCGTAAGTAGTTTCTTTTGGATGTATTCAATATCCGCGATTTCAGATAAGTTAGTTGCTCCGGGTAATGTGTCAATTGGATTTGGCGCGGCTGGGTCCCTTACAGGTATAAAATAATCTTGGTCAACCGCCATTTGATTAAACCTCATATCCACATTACCTGTTTTATTATCAACAACTTGAGACCTTTTAAATTTATTGGCAACTCTTTGTACATATGGTTCAATATCTTTATCATCCATATTACCAACAAATACTTTAAATACTCTTCTCTCAGGTGCCCTAGATGTTCTGTAAATCAACATTGCATCTTCAGACAATAATAATTGTTTCCAAATACGTCTTGCTTTTTCTAACATCGATGTACCATAAGGAAGTTTTCTATCATCACCTAACAATCTAAAATGTGCAATTTCCCAGGTATTGAATTCCATTTCTTTGTTTTTCCAAACAAACTTTAAACCATTCGTCTCTACGTCAGCATTATCCAAATTAGACTTTCCCTTCATTCCTCTTTCAATCCTTTCAATTTCAATGTTAGGTAATTGAGAACATCCTACAACTCCCTTTTCAGGGTCTAATCGTAAGTAAACAAAGTTATCACCATACTTACAAACATTTCTTATCCACATAGGTAAGTTAGTATTAACATCTAATGCATTATTGAATAAATCAGTTAATACTGATTTAATCCTTTTAGATTCAGAATATATTTGTAACATATGACCATTTTGGTCAGGGGTTGTGGATTCTTCAGCATAAATGTCTAAAGATGCTGAAATTTCAGGAGTGTATTCCATAGATTCATAATCATAATATGATGCTAATCTAGTGGGTTCAAAGTATACTCCTTGGGTGTAAAGATTATTCTCAATCTTAGCCCAATTATTTGCCAAATAAAATGTTTGTTGCGCTTGTAGTTTTGCTAAATCATACTCACCTTTTGACGTGGTTTTTAGTAATTCTTTTTTATCAAATTTATAGACTGGATAGTCTTGACCTAATAAAGAATTTGGACCGAATGTCTGCGATAATCTTTGCCAAACTGTTAATTTTTGATTATTTTCCATATTAAAATTTAACCCTATTCATTTTTTTATAAATACATCATCTTCTACTTCCAAACAACCAACCATATTTTGCGTAGTCTTCTCTTGAAAACTCCATTGGGTGGCTTTGTCCTCCAACAATATATGATGGGACGTATGTATTTTGGTTTATACTTTTTGATACGTTTTCATTCTCAGCAACTGACCAAGATTCTAACATAGTTTTTGCTTGTTCCGTAACTTTTGTTAAAGAAGAAAATGAATTTTCACCAACATAACAAGCAATTGCAATTGACATAATTAAGTCGTCATGTTGTCCTTTTTGGTGGTCAGGTCTTCCATTAACATAAACAAAAGTATTCATCTCGTTTAACAATCTTGATGAATATACCTTAAACCCGTGTCTTAAATATTCCTCATAGGCGGCAATAATCTGAACTCTTTTGTTATTGAAATTAATCCCAGGTATTTTTTCATTTGATTTTGGGTCATATTTCCATCTATTAGAGGCATCTAAACCATCAATGTATAGACTCTTATACCCCAATTCTTGTAACTTTCTTGATGTGGTAACTCCCATACCTCCAGTAATATCCACAACAATAAATGCTGAATACATAGTTCCCCATTTATAACATAGTTCTGCCAAAGTGTCAGGAGGAAGTTTTCCAATATATTCAGCAACTTGTTCCCTTGTTTCAAAATCAATAATTTGAAACGTAGAATAGTCTTCACTGTCACCACGACTTACGTCAACTCCCATAATATACCTATGACCTTCAAGTGGGTCTTTCCATATCCATAATCCACCACTAACCATCTTACCTTGTGGTTCTCTAACCATATTAGCTCTAATATCTTCAGTAAGTCTACTATCAAATACGTTATCACCAGAACCTAAAAAAGCACATTCTAATTCCTGATTAACTTTACGTTTGTCGTATTTAAGTTTTTTAACCATTTTCTCATACCAAGATGAGGTTGGTTTGTAACCCTGACCAATTAAAGAATTAACTTCAACGTAGTCTTTAACTTTGTCTGAAAAATTAATTACTTCATCATTTAAATGCTCCTCACGATTCAAAAAATAATGAATAATGTCATCGCATTTAACCAATTGTAAGTCTTTATTATATCTTGGGTCTTTATACCAAACCATTGGGGAGATTTTAAAATCATTCATCCCTTTTTGTGCTTGGTCAAAAATTTCATAATAGATTGGGTCATATCCATTTGGAGTTGAAATGACTATTACCTTACCTCCTGTTGATAAGGATGCCATACAAGCCGCCCAAAAGTCACCATCTGCCTCGATATATGCTGCCTCGTCAAACACCAATATTGTTGGTGTGTAACCACGTAAGGCGTCAGTAGATGTTGCTACGGCTTTAACCTCACATCCATTTGTTAATTTAAAGTGTCTTTGTGAATTTTTTTCGGATGAAAATGTAACCCCAACCCATTTTGGCCATTGTTCTGTAAAACCACGAACTTTGTTCGCCATTTCAACTGCCGTATCTAATTTATTGGCAATAATAAGAACCTTTTCAGGTTTATTCTTTTTAGCAAATACTAATTTTTTTGATGCCCATGCGGCAGTTACTGTTGATACACCTGCCTGACGATACTTTAACGCAATATTTTCGTTAAAATTCTCGTAATCCTCAATAAGGGTTACTTGGTCAGGGAATAATTCTAATGGAACATACTGAGAAACAGTATTATCGTAAGTTTGTAGATAAGTTTTCAAGGCGTATGGAGTGTCCTTCATACACCTTGTATACTCAATTATTAATTCTTCTTTTGTCATTGCCATATCTAATAAATACCTAGATATGGTAATGAAATTTAGTCATCAGATAAATCAATACCTAAACTATCCAAAAACCCTGAGATATCATCGTCACCAGGTTCAATATTCTGGGATTGTTTGTATTCCTCATATTGATTTAATAAATCTATAGCATCTCTCACAATTTCTTTCATTTGTAGTTTTGCTCTATCATTGTCCTTAGGGTCATCAGATATTACCAAAGACATCAAATTAAGGAATTCTTTTGGTTTTTTAGAATATAACAATTTTTTAAACCAAGGATTAACTTTTGGATTTTCTAACGCTTCAACGGGTAACACATTCCTTAATGCATCAACAACTTCAGGTCCGATACGGATTTGCATAATTTCATTCTCAAACGTATCAGTTTGACCATATACTTCACCAGCATAACCTGGTTCAGTTTCCCTAAATTGTTCTCTTGTTGGAGCTTCTTCAATACCCTTAATTATTTCATGAACTAGTATTGGGAAAATGATTCCTTGAGCCACAATTTTTGTGTCAGGAGCATCCTCATCTGATTCTCCATCACCCATTTCATCATTTTCTTCTTCATCAGCAGCTTCTAAATTAACACTACCAGCGACACCTTGTCCTGTCTGAGTAGCCATTTCAATGAAATCCTCCATTGTGAAATAAGAGATGTCCAACATGGTCATTAACTTAGAGTATAATGATGCAAGTTGTGGACTTTTTCTGTCTAATTGAGATTTAATTGATGGGTCTTCAAAATAGTAATGACCTTTTTTAGCCTCACCTTGAGTAATTGCATTAGCAATATTTCTCA